ATTATGCAGATTATACGTAAGATTGCTTTTGATAGTATAACATCGTTGAAGCAAGCAGTGGTATCATCACTATGTAGTAATGGTGTAATAGAATTTACCACAGGTGAGTTAGCTGAAAAAGTAGGCTATCCGAAATCAACTGTAATAGAAGCTGCTCAGGACCTTGTTGGGCAGCAAATACTGTTTGTAGACCTAACAAGTAACGAAGATGATCCAAAGCAATCCTATATCTGGTCGCTTGAAAAATGGGGTAACTACTTTAAAAAACATCTATTTAACCATGAGGATATAGAAGAAATACCATTTTAACGCTAACACAAAAAATCATCTTAGAGATTGGGAGATAAATAATATATAAGGACAATTACTTGTTTTTCCGTGTTAGCACCTCGCTACGAGAAGTATGAAAGACCTCGAAATCAAACAAAAACCAGAAGAATCATCGGAAGCCTTAATAGCTCAGGATAAAATAAGTAAGACTATTCTCTTTAATGAAAAAGGACGGTGGATTCCGGGACAAACTGCAAATCTTGGCGGTTATCCAAAGAAATCCGATTGGGGTAAAGATATTCGTGAGTATTAGATAAGGATATTAGAAATGAGTAAGAATGAATTAACGCCAAAACAATTAATGTTTTGTAAAGAATTTTTGGTTGATCTTAATGCAACCCAAGCAGCAATTAGAGCAGGTTATTCAAAAAAAACTGCTGGTCAGATGGGATTTGAGAACCTCAAAAAACCTGAAATTCGCAAAGAAGTTGAAAGGCTTATAGGTCAGAGAGAAGAAAGGACAGAACGAAGTGCTGATGAAGTAATCAAAAGACTATGGGAAATTGTTGATAGATGTATGCAGAAGGTTCCAGTTCTTGACAAATCTGGAAATAAAACAGGGGAATTTAAATTCGATGCTACAGGAGCAAACAAAGCTCTCGAACTATTAGGTCGACATCACAAACTGTTTACGGATAAGATCGAGCGTTCAGGTACTGTGGATATACGTTATGAAGAAGCCGAAAAGACAGCTGATGAAGCTATAGAGGCACTTCTAAATGATTAAAGTCGAACATCAACCTTGGGATTTGAAGTCATTATTATCAAGAGATGATTTCAAAGCTTTCTTGATAGCATCCTCTGCAAATCCGTTGAAGTATTTTACTCCGAATAGTGCGCAGGAGAAATTGATCAATACAGTTGCTCATTGCACTGAAAACACAAACATACCAGTTATTCTAGTCACATTCGCTAATGGTGTCGGTAAATCAACAATTTCCGTTCATTTGATGTTGAATCTAATCTTCGGACCACAAAACGGATGGTTCGACTACTCGATATTCAGGAGGTTTCCATTTCCACGATTAATCTGGTATTGCTCAACAGCCGAGTCTATCAAAGACACAATTGTACCTATGATTCGGGAGATTGCACCAAGAGGACAGTACAGAGAATTCAAGGATGGCAAAGTAATAACTTCACGGATGGAATTCCCCGGTGGTTGGCAAATCACCTTCAAAACTTTTGATCAATCTTTTCAAACGTATGAATCTGCCAATGTTGGATTGATCATTGCTGATGAACCTATGCCTGAAGTACTGTGGAAAGCAGTTAAATCACGCCGTAGAATGGGCGCTATCGCGCTTTTACCCATGACCCCACTATATTGTCCACCTTATATCATGGATGAGGTTCAGCAGGCAGCAGCACAGAATAAACCAGGTTATTATCATTTGAAGGCTGATGTGTACGAAGCATGCAAAACTCGTGGCGTGAGAGGTCATTTAGATCCTGACATTATTGATGATATGGTTGAGGCTTACGATCCGGATGAAAAGGAAGCTCGTGCATTCGGCAACTTTATGTATTTCTCTGGAACAATTTACTCTGAGTTAAATCGGGATTTACACTTTGTAGAACCTTCTGAATACCCGATTCCTGAAGGATCTCAAATCTATCAAGTCGTGGATCCACACGATGCACGCTTTTCAGCTGCAATATGGGCTGCACTAACGCCAGAAGGACGATGGATTATTTTTGACGAGTTTCCAATTGATAGGTCCAGACCTTATTGGGATTTCAAGGCAAGTAAGACTGTTGACGATGAAGTTCAATCTTGGATCAAAATTGAGACAAAACATCGTCTTGAGAACGTAATTCGCATCCTTGATAGACATTTCGGGTGGCAAATTAGAGGACAATCAACCCTGGCTCAGCTCTATGCGGAAGCTGGCGATCAACATGGTGCTCAATTCTATTTTATTGAGAGTTATGTATCTCCAAGCAAAGAAAATGAAATCCATTATGGTCACAATCAGGTTAGACAGGTACTAAAGCCAATGTTGGATGAAAAACCTGGATTAGTGATCTACAATACGTGCTATCATACCTGGAATGGCATGACACACTATATTCGTAAGCATGAACTTAAAAAAACAGCACAGGAAAGAGCTCAAGCTGATGGAAAGATAGTATTAAAGCATAAAGATTTTCCTGATACAGTACGGTATTTGGTTTGTTCTGGATTTGGACTTCCCACAATACCAGAAGAAAAGACTCCTATACAGAGATTTATGGATCAGGAGGCTGATTGGAGGATTGGTTCTGGACAAATCTGGGCTGAGGAAGAAGATTCAGGTGGAGGTTGGATGGACAGCTAATGTGTGAACTCTTACAGAGAATTGACAAGTGTTTTAATCAGTTGGAAATGCAACTGAAAGATATGTTACCAGTTTCACCCTGGTTGACTTTCCAAGATTGCTGCAATTATTTAAAGATCGGTAAGACAAAGTTGCGGAAGTTGGTGAAGGACAATCGGATCAGGGTAGTGAAATTGGATGGTCAGATGCGGTTTCATAGAAAAGATTGTGATGCATTTATGCTCTATGAAAAGCCATATCAGCGTCTGACTCGACCACAGAAAGCGGTTATCGACGAGATAAATGGAAAATCAAGATAGAATGAATGTGATAGCACCAAATCATGGGATTGAACCAATATTGTATAATGATAATTGGTTTGACTTATATCAGGAATTAGAAAGCGGGTCTTTTGATTTGGTTCTTACCGACCCACCTTTTGGTATTTTGGAGAAGGAAGGATGGGACAGAAGTGTGGCGATAGATGAGCTGGAAACCACTATCGATCACGTATTGAAGGATAACGGCCAATGTATCATGTTCTGCAACCTGGAACTGCTCCATCGTACTTATGATGAATTAACACTGTTTACGATGCGTTCCTATCATGTCTGGCACAAGACCTCGGCAAAGCCGATATCGAGATTGATGCCACTACCTGATCTTGAATTTATTCTGGTCTTAAAGAGAAAAGGAGTTAAAACCACGGATTTATCCTGGAATCCAAGAGATATGCTGCCAGCTGGTATGCCTTATCAAAAGAAATCAACGATATTAGAAAGTCCAACACGCAGGCACATAAAAAGTCGAATATCACAGAATGAAGATGGAAAACGCTGGGTGTCAACAATAATTCAGGCTCCTAATAAGCCTAATATGCCTAAAGAGGAACGCACTGACCATCCCAGTCAAAAATCAGAGGAGCTCCTACGATTACTCATTAGGGGATACTCAAACAAAGGAGATATAATACTCGATCCCTTTGCAGGATCAGGCTCAACTCTGATCAGTGCTTACAAGGAAGAAAGACGGTCAATGGGTGTTGAATTGAATCTAATTTTCTATGAAAAAACACAGAAAAGAATTGAGAAAATCACCTCTCAACAGGAATTGTTTATCAACCATTTTGAGGATAAAAGTAAAAAAGTAGTGGATACCCAAGCCTAGGGATACTAATATAGAGATGATGACCGTAACCGTATACCTACCAGATAGTTTGGGATACCCATTTAAAGTTATACATTATACCCGTTTCTGGACATATTTCCGTTTATACGGTCGGTCATCACCAGGTCTGGAAACGGGTATCTTTGTTTGGAGGTGTTAATAAATGGCAGGTATAAGAAAACTGAGGGGAAAGTATTATGCCCGTGTTAGAATTAGCGGCAGAGAAAAACTTGTACCTTTAAACACTACTCAACTTGAAATGGCAAATCGCCGATTGAAGTTTGTTACTGAACATGAATGGTATTTGAAAATTGGCTGGGAGAAGGAACTAAATATTGATCCCCTCCCTACTCTATTCGAGGCTTCAGAGAAGTTTGTGAAAGAAGCTCGAAACAAGGGATTATCTAAAAAAACGGTTCTTCACTACCATTACACTATGGAACACTTTTTAAGAGTTATCAAAGGATCATGGCGAATTGATGTGATAACCGAAGATCGCTGTAAAGACCTTCTTGTATATCTTAGAACAAGCCTATCCCCCGCCTCAGTCAATAGCTACATAAAGTCGATCAATACTTTTATTAATTGGCTTAGGAAAAAATACAAGATTGAACTGCCTCCGAAGATAAAGGAAGTTCGAGCTGAGAAAAAGCTTCCTGAATTCTTTACTCCCGGTGAATTAGACCGAATTTATGATATGTGTGATAATCCGAAAATGCTTGCCACGTTCAAAGTATACGAACATACAGGTATCAGGCTCAGAGAACTTCATAACTGTGAATTGGATGAATCAGTCAGCGGCAACTATGTGAAACTCAAAAATACGAAGGGAAAGCGTGAGCGGATTATTCCAATTCCACCTGAGATTGTTGAGGATTTCAAGGTAGCCAAATATGCACCACATCGTCACAATCCCGAAAAATGTGAGCCCTATCGACCAGATCATATCAGTCATACTTTCTGCAAACTAAGAAGACTGGCTGTTTTGAAGACATTTGCGGAATCATTAGGAAAAGATGTAGATAAACTTACTAATGATGAAAGGAAGACTGCCCTGGAGGATGCGGGAAGCAAGTCAATCCATAGCCTTCGTCATACATTTGCATTAAGGAAACTGTTGGAATGGGGAAATATCTATCTTGTAATGCAGACGTTAGGTCATGCTGATGTGAAAACCACGCAAATCTATCTGGAATTTCCAAATGGATATCTCAAAGAAGTATTTGGGAAATGGATTCCAGACATCAATGGTAAACTACAAAATATAGAGAAAACCGGTGCAAAAGCGTGATTTTAGGTGTGAAAGCGGATACGGATGGGATACGGATTAATTATTCTCGTCGAGAAACCACATGACTACTGTTCAGAAGGTCAGTCGATTTGTTCTTACCGCAATAATAACATCTTCCGTGTTTGTGTAAAATCTCCTGTCCTTATCTGATAGAGGGCTTCACAAAACTCAAGACTTATTGATTATATTTAACTTACGAAACGTCATTTTACCCACTTTTCCTCCTACTTCATAACTCCTGGATTATCAAGAAATTATAAAATAGGAA